GTCCGTCGGGGAGGAAGCGGGGGAAAGTCCCACATAAAACGAAAGAGGGCTACGTCATATCGACATAACCCTCTGAATTTTCTGGAGCCAGCGCGGAGACTCGAACTCCGGACCTGCTGATTACGAAGGAAACGGGGATGCCCGCCACAGCACGGGTTGCGGAGGAGGGGGGTGCAAACGGGGTGCAAGTATGAGCAGCGGGGGGCTACTTCACACGGCGCACTTTGCCGGTCAGATCCACGCCTCCGCCAAACGCCACCCGAGACGCCTCCTCTTCCAAGTAGCCCGGCGTCAGATCCGAATAGTAGCGCTCGGTCGTCGTGAATTCGGCATGCCCCAGCAGTTCCTTGAGCGCGTACAGGTTGCCCCCATGGTTGAGGTACTCCACGCCGAACGACACGCGCAGGCCTTGTAGTGACACGTCCGGGAACCCAGCCGCTCGCAGATACTCCTTGGCTTTGTCCGATATCGTGTCGATGTGGACGCGGGGCAGCAGGTAGGCTTCCGGGTTGTCGAAGGGGGCAAACGCCTGGAAGGCCGCGATCCCCGCCGTGGTCATGGGATAGAAGCCCTTGGACTCGTCGGTCTTCGAGTCCACGATCTGGTAGCGTTTGTTGGCCATGTCCACATGCTTGGCCTTGAGAGCGAGCAGTTCCTTGCGGCGTCTGCCCGTGGCGCAATAGAGGGCGAATACGCGGCGCCAGGTCAGATCCTCGATGCTCATCAGGAACTTGGTAAATGAACCGGGCGGCAGATGCGGGCGCACTTCGGGTTTGCGCTTCTTGATCTTGATCTTGGCGAACGGGTTTTCTTTGACGTATTCCCAATCCACGGCCACCTTGAGGGCAGCCTTGCAGTGGCGCAGGTAGGTATCTATTGATCGTTGCGAGCATTGGCGTTCCTTGCATGCCGCGATCAACAGATCGATGTGCTTGCGGCCGAGGCGATCCAGACGGACCGTTCGACCGGCGACGTTGATGAGCTGGTCCAGGGCCAGCCGATTGGCCCGGCCGGTGGAGTCAGACTGGCCGCCTTTCTCGGCCCAGGCCACGAGTTCATCCCGGAATTCGCCAAGGGCCTTGTCCGATCCTTTGTCCATGACCAGGAGTTTGCCCATGGCCATTTCGCGCTGCAGGACCTTGAAGCGGGCTTCGGCTTCCTTGGCGTCCTTGGTGCGGAGTGACCGTTTCTTGCCCCGGTCGAACTCGACGTACCACGTGCCGCCCTTGTCTTCCCGTGGATAAATTCGCATGTGCTCATCGTGTACCCAACCCTTTGAGGATATCAAGCGCGACTTGCCGGTCCCGATCGATGAGACCGGGGCCTTCGAGGCTGTCCCGGTCGATGCGCCGGTGTTTGCCTGGCGTGCGTTTAACACTGACCAACCCCCTGTCCGCCATGGTGCGCATGGTGTTGATACAACAGCCATACAGGTAGGCCGCCTGGGTAATCGTCAGCCAGCGGCGGCCGTCGTCCTGGAAGGGGCGAGACATCAGCCTTTCACCTCCGGGAATGCGTCGTGGGTTTGGCCGTCGAGCAGGCGGCCGGAAGAGTGCTTGCCCGCCCAAGACATCAGCGTGAAAGGGCCGAACGCTATCTTCTCGCCGAATCGTTTGGCGTTGGCGTTGTAGTGAGCACCGGTGGTACAAACAGGCTGCGGCTCATCCACGCCCTGTAGGAATTCTTTCCAGCGCTTGAACTTCCTGTCGGAAGGGAAGTTTTCAGACGGGGCCCATTCACCCCACTGTTTGAATTGGAATGGCACGCCCGTCTGCTGGCACTGGTCGCGCAGGGAGCGGACCCAATCGGGGTGCATGGGCCGGGCGTGGGGGCCACTTTCTCCGCCCACAATGACCCAGGAAAGACGGCCCGGAGCGACACCGCCCCCACCGAACACAGGATGATGCGTTGATGAAGTCCCACGCAACACATCCCATGTCTTGCGGATTTCGCCATGGTCACTGATGGTGATACTCCCAAGATCCACCGGCCCCAGCATCGGTTCGATGCTGGCTCCCGTGCGCCAGCCCATGCCGGCCAGCTCCATCATGTGCGGCATGCGATCGTCCGCCCAGGGTTGATTCTCAACGGTGGTCATGAGGATGACATTTCTCATGGGCCAACCCACATTATGGCCTTTGGCCAGCCAGCCATTGATCGCGTTGGCTACGACGCATTCGGCATTATCGCTGTGCCCGCATACTCGATAGGCAACATCCGCGAAATGATCCGCCCAGTGTGCCGAATCGCCTCCGTGTTGCGTCAGATAGGCACACATCTCATCCGGCCGCTTGGTCAGCACCAGGAAGACATGGCGCGGCGCCAGGGCCATGACGGCGAAGACCTTGTCGATGTCCTCGACGTCCAGGCCGGGGTGGAAGAGGTCCGTCCAGACGGCGAAGACGGTCGGCTTGCGCGTGCGCAGGGGCAGTTCGAGGGCCGCGTCATTGAGCAGTACTTCGCCAGTCCATTTGCCCTCGATAGTTAGGATGGAGTTGTCGAACCGTCCGGAAATCTTCGGGTTGGGATGCCGGGCCATGCGGGCCGCCTCTCGCTCGCACCAGCAGTTGTCGCAGCCGGGCGAGACGTGGGAACAGCCGGTCACCACGTTCCAGGACTTTTCCCAGTAGAGGCCTTTCGCCAGCCGGTCGGGCGAAAGATTGGCGATGGCGGGGTGGAGGTCAGGCCGCGATGTCATAGCCCACCTCCGTCGTCTCGATGATACGCAAAAACAGCGCGAAGCCCTTTTCCTCGGCCGTGTCGCTGTCCTTGCTGGCAACCAGGAAGCCGCGGGTCCAGGTATCCCAGGTCTGGCAGAGGTAGCGCCAGGGCGCGTTCTTTCGGGCCTCGGGCCAGAGCGCCCGGATGTCGGATAAAAGCGCGTCCAGGGACACCAGCCAGGCCGCCCAGGCCGGCACCGTGGTGCACGGGCCGATAACGGCAGCGCGGGCGGCGTCCATGGCTTCCACTTCGTCGTCCACCCGGCGCAGCAGCGCGGCGGACAGCGGTTTGCCGTCGGCCTTGAGCAGCTTCCAGACGGCTTCCAGCCAGTGCCGAATTTTGGCGAGCTGCCTGGATGCCGGCTTCTGGTCGGAAAAGGTTTGTTCGAGCTGTTCGAGGGCCACCTCGATGCAGCTCATGGTGATGACGACGCCCGCTTTTTCCTCGGCTTTTTTGCGGCGCAAATCGGCCGCGATGCGCGCGGTCATCCCCACACCCCCAGATCGATGGCGCGAGACTCGACGCAATGCAGATGCTCCAGGGACTCCACATAGGCCCGGGACTTGGCCAGCAGCTCGTCGGTATTGAACCGCAGCCGGTCGAAGCCGAGGATGACCGAATTTGTGGCCAGGAACTGGCGCAAGTCCTGTTCGGTGCGCACGGCGTCCAGGGCGCCTTCGTGCAGGTCGCGTTGGACCTTGTCCGGGTCGGCGGTCTGAGGTTTCCAGTTGGTTGCGGGAATAATGCCCGACCAATATGTCCGTCCGGAGCGGCTGAATCGCCGCAGGCCTCGGCCGGAAATATAATCCTCGAAATACCTTCTCGGGATTAGTTGAACTCCATGGTGGACACACCAGTTGACATAACTGTTATGGAGCGTGTCAACTTCCGTGCATCCCGTATTCGGACCGCACATACACGCCTCATTGAGGAATCGTTCGGCGTCGGCCGGCCAATCCATGGGCATGGCCCCACTGCAATCAGGCATGGTTGCCTCCTTGGAAAGTTTTATCGAACCACAAAGGCCAATATGGATACCAGCGCCTGGCTATCGGACATGACTGCGGCCCTCGATGGCTCGGCGCGCATGGTATTCCCGCCAGAAGGCGGCACCGATGCAGACCAAGGCGACCACAACCGTGCCGGCGTAAAGCCAGTCGATCAGTTCGTCAGGCAGCATCCGGACCTCCCTGGCTGTCGTCGCCGGCGGCCAGAAACTGGCGCTCGATGACGGGCGCGGCGCAGACGGCAGCCGTACGCGGCACCGGCCGGAGCAGGGCATGGAGACGCATCTTGGCGATGCCCTGGAGCGAGCTGATGCAGCCGCGCACGGCCTTGCGCTGCGGCGTGGTCAGGAAAGGATCGGCCGCCAGTTCGGCCAGGGCGGTTTCGGCCGTGGCCAGCTTGTGGGTGACATCCAGCATCACGCACCTCCGTGGCAGTTCGGGCAGGTGACGCGCACGCCGGGGAATTCCGGGGCCACGCGCCAGCCGCGCTTGATGTAGTCCAGGGCCGTGGCGCACTCGGCGTCGCCGTCCCGGTGGCAGACCTCGCAATGGACGGATTCGGGGATCAGGCGGATCTGGTCGGGCGTCCGCTTGAAAAAGCGGGCCACGGCCTCGGGCGAAGGATCGGCCGGCACCTCTTCGCCGTCGCGGATGACGGTGGTGGCGGCCTCCAGGGAATACTGCACGTCCCAGACCTCGGCCGTGACGTGGATCAACCCATTGCAGGCAGGGCAGGTGATGTCATGCCGGCTTTTTACGAAATCGCCGGAGCCTCCCTCGAACTGCTCCACATCGTCCTTTCCGATGGGGGCGCCGCAGTACGGACAAGAATAGTCGCGCATCGCCTCAGTCCTCCCGCCGCCGGACGCTTCCCAGCGGCACGCCTTTGCACAAAATGCACTCCACGCCCCAGCCCTTGGCCGTCCAGACGATCCGCTTGAACCGGTCGAGCCGGACATGGCCACGCACCGTCACCCGCACGAGATCGCCACAGCGAAACGGGAAAACGCCGGGCAGCGGCTGGCGGTCGACGGTCATTGCTGCGGCGTCCTTTCGAGAGGCGTGCAGCGATAGTCCTTGCTGCCGATTTGCATGAATCCCCTGGCCGCGCTTTCCCCGACCTGGGACAAAACGCAGGCCCCGCCGAGGATCATTCCAAGCAGCAGCCCCAGGGCCGCGCCGAGAAGAAACTCCATGTCCCACCTCCGCGAAAATTGCGGGCCGGATCGGACGGAAAGGGGGAGTGATCCGCCCGACCCGACCCGCGCGCCCGTTTGTCGTCGTGGTCTCGCCAGGGAGCGGGCGGTTGGCAGTCCCGCCCCTGGCCGGAGCCGCGGCGAGCAGACCGCGCCCCGAACCCCAACACGCCTCCCTGGCCAGACCGCGACGCATGGCTAGGCATCCTCCAGCGACCGGGCAAACGTCATCAATGCCGCCAACGACCCGTAAATCTTGTCGCGCACACGGCGTTTCTCGGCATCCGTCACCACGCCGTCCTCGGCCGCCTCGCGATAGGCCCCGAGCACCTCACCCACTTCCTGGGCGGCCTTGATGGCTTGCAGGGACAGGGCTTCCAAGCCGGGATGGCCCGGATGCGGCAGATCCAGCACCACGCAGCCCAGCCGATCGGCCAGATAGTGGAGCGGCTGCTTGGACCCGGTCTGGCGCATGAGCGGCAGCACCAAGTTGGCGTCGAGCTTGAATCCTTCCTGCTGCTCGATCTGGTTCATGAAGGTGGAGTAGCGCCGGAAACCAAGATCTTCGGCAATCTGCCGGGGCGACTTGCCGCTCGGCGCGTCGAGCACGTCGGCATGGAGCACGGAAACAAGCGAATCAAAGTCCCTGGCCATAGATTTTCCTCACTTTATCTTATGGACTCTATTCCGCGGGCCTGGAAAATTGGCATTATGCCAACCAACAAAGATCCGTTGTGCAAGGACTGCGTGGAGTGGGTCTGTAACCTGACCGGCGTGGACACGACCGACGGGTGGACAAAGCTCTGCCCACGGTCCGGCAAGGAGCACCGGGAAACGGACGCGGCCTGCGGCCTGTTCGCGCCGTGGCAGGTTGGGAGTCTGGCCGGCAACATGACGCCTACTCGTTCGCGGCCAAAGACCGGGAATCTTGGTCCAGGGAGACGGCGGTCATAGAGTTTTTCGGTTTAGGGCCGGATTTCTGGCGGACCGGCTGGGGAAGAAGATCGGCCGGGATGACGGTGCGCCAAGCGGCATACTGTTCCGGAGGGATGGTGGTGGAGCGAAGATTTCGGGAAGCGCTCATACCGGTGATGCCAACCATGCGCCCGAGTTGTTTGTAGGTCAGTCCCGCCCTTCGCATGTGTAACTCCAGGCGCTCTTGCCTTGTCAGATTCATTTGCGTTACAGGCAACGGTGATTTCATGGGAATACCTCCAACGGCTTCCGGAAACCTCGTTTTGCGTTTCCGGTAACATTGGGGTGATTAATAACCAAGGTTTGTTGTTTTTGTCAACGGGATTTTTTAATTATAACAAGTTTTTTAGTTATGGAATTATTTGAACGGGTTAGGGTTATATGCAAGGAGGTGGCCGGATCACAGACCGCCTTGGCTACGCAATTGCATTTGAGCCAGTCCCGTTTTCAGGGGTATTTGTCCCGCAAACGGCAGGAAAATCTCTGGGTATATTTACAGGATATTTTACAGGCATACCCACAGGTTAGCCGGGATTGGCTCTATTTCGACGAAGGTCCGATGCTCCCGGAAGAAAAAATCTCCTCGCCAGCGAAAAATACGCCGGCGACCCTCCAACCTATCCCTGTGGTCGGGTTAGCTGCATGCGGCGTGGAAGGCTGGAATCAGATGATGCCAATCACTGTTTCTGCCACATTGCCCCTGGCCAAAAACATGATGGCCGTCATCGCGGCGGGAGAAAGCATGGTGCCGGCTGGAATTGGGCCTGGGCAAATTTGTTATTGCGACCCAGACCAACAACCATTGGCTGGAGATGCTGTTTATGTGGTCCGCAAGGGCGGGTTGGCGGCAATCAAACTCTATGTCGGCGAGGGTGAACTCGGGTCTGATTGGATACGGATGAAAGGGTGGTTGCCCGCCAAGGAAGGGGATCAAATGTCCTTCTTTCTCGATATTGCCATCAGCCATATCGAAAAAATCGCTCCGGTGATTTTTGTGAGGCGGCGCATATGAACAGTCAGGAAAAAACGATCCAATGCCCATCCTGCCATGTGGAGTTCCGCGCCAGCGACGTGTCCGGCATGGCGGATTGTCCGGTCTGCGGCAGGCCGTTCCAGGGCGTACCACCGCCGGGCTGGGTGGACGGGCAGGGCGGCACGGCCTTCGTCAATCCGGCCAACGGCCACGTGGAGCGGATCAACGACGCCTGGGCCTGGGTGCTGGTCTTCGGCGGGTTTTATTTCGCGGCCAAGGGCGTGTGGAACCATGCCGTGATCGGGCTGGCTCTGGCCGTGCTGACCGGCGGATTATCCTGGCTGGTATATCCCATTTTCGCCGCCCGGATCATGCGGACACACTATTTGCGGAAAGGATGGATGCCGGAGCGGACGGGCTCATGATCCGCGTCGTCCGCGAGCCGGACGGGAAAAATATCTGGACCGGCACCTGCCAAAAATGAAAAAGGCGGCCGAAGCCGCCTTTCACGAAAAGTTGTCATTTCAACGTCGTTTTAATCCACGCCTCGCGGCGAACGATTATTTATTGCCCAATTTTTCTGATTCCCGCAAGCCTTTTTTTAAAATTTCCGGGTCGGCAACAGCGGCCAACCCAGCCCACGTCACCCATTTTGCCAGGGTAATTCTATCCTCGAAGCCGTGACCATTGTTGAGGCGTTTCAATTCTCGCTCAAAAGCCGCTTTTACATCGGGATGCAGGTGCAGCCGTATACGGCCGTCGCGCTCTTCCTGCCGGCGTTGCTTGTACCAATCCTGCGGCGCTTCTTCCGCCAAAATTGCCTTAGCCTCGGCTATTTTTTCTATTTTTCGCCGGACTGTTTTCGTCTCTGCGGCTGCCGGCGCTTTCCCGGCTGCGCGTAGGTGCGCGATTTTTACCCGTGTGGCCTTTGGCGTACGGCCAAACGCGTTGGCAATCGCATCAATTTCGTCGCCACGATCCAACATCGCCAGGAGTTTGCTATCGTCCCATTTACGGCCTTTGGTGTCGCTGTGGAGGGCATCCCTGTGGCGGTAGTGAGTCGCATACCATTCTTCCGCCGCCGACGACGAGGTGTACCAGTGCCCGTCGCGTTGTTCGCCGGCACATATGTTGCCTTTGATAGCAAGAGTCAATGTGGTTCGGCTTACGCCGAGGCGTTTTGCTTCTTGGGCGGCAAGAGTTTCATATTGTTCGGGCATATTTACCTTTTGTTTTTTTGTTCTCTGCTTCATTCCCCGCCGCTTAACGGCGGGTTTGAAGAGATGGACCTGTAGCGTGGGGTTGCGTACTGCTGCCTGTTCGGCAGTGAAATTTTGTGGGAAAGCAATGGTTCCAGACCCACTTTTCTTAACTGCCTTTTCGGCAGTGCTTTTAGAGCCGAGCGGCACTCCATAGTCAAGTTTTCTCAGCTGCCTATGCGGCAGTAAAAGTGTGACGATTTATTCAACGCTTGGGCCTTCATCCTCCTTGTCATTTTCTTCATCATCGGCGGGAGTGATTCTCCAACGGCCTTTCCCGAATTGAAAAAGATCAAGTTGTTCCTGAACGATTTTGCTTGATTCGCCTTCTCGGAAAAAGCGTTCTTTGATTGCGCCACCAGAAACCAATTCGCATTTGTACAAACCCATATTATTCCTCCTTTCGTTTCTCTGCATCATTCCCCGCCGTTGCGCGGTGCCGGTCTGTGTACTAGTCTCCCGGGAATACGGGGCGTTGTTCTAACAGGTAAAGATTTCGGGAAAAATCACGACGGCAGACGCGGGGATGCGCTTTGATTTTAAAAATTGCGTCAGGGTCGAGCTTGCGGGCTGACAAAGTAAAACCAGCGTCAAGCGTCAGATTGGGGTGGGTTGTCCCCCAGTCGGGGAGGGAATACCACCCACTGTCGGCAAAAATAAAAGAACGGTCGCCATACAGCAACACCGTTTCTGTGGGGTTGTCACCCATTACTCGACGAGCACCCCAAGAGCCTGTCACAAGGTCGGCCTGTTTGTGTGATCCAGATGTCCATTTTGTAAGTGCAGCGGCCATGACGGTTGGATCCTCCGCGAGGGCAGAAAATGCCGCTTCCGCTTCTGCCTGTGTTCGGTACGTTCCGGTCCATTTTTGTTCGGGTTCGCCGAATCCCGAGTATGCGGGAGCGGTTAACGTATCGATGAGGTAGCGTGTGTTTGATTCCATGGCATTTCCCTTTTGATCCGTTGATTAGTCCCACATGGCAGATTCGGGCAACCAGTTGTCCAGCACGGCCTTAGCCTCGTCTTCGCTGCCGCCATTGGCCAAAATTTGCATTGCCTTAGATCCGGCAGAGGCTTTGCGGTCGTTGCTGGCGCAGGAGTAATTTTCGGCCTTGAGGTACAGAGCGGCGCGGGGGAATTTGGTAACGAGGGAGGCGTATGAGGTTTCCACGGGGCGAGGCGGGCGCGCCCCGTCATTGCTTTCGTCGGCCATCATCTGCTCAAACTCATCATGATACCTGATCTCGTCCTCCCTGGCATCACGGAGCGTATGCAGGCCGGGGCAAGCAGACTCAAGGGCGGCCTCACGTGCCTCATAGGCCGCGCGTTGCTTGTCGCGATATTCGGCCAGGGCCGTGTCAAAAGCGGGCTTGGCGGCGCGGGTCATTGCGTAGCCGGCCCAGAAATAATCAGCCGGATTTTTGCCTAGTTTGCGGATGCCGGCCGCGACGGCGGTAGGTAGCTCGTCTTGAGACCGGCAGTTGACAGGCAGGCCAAATTCCTGGGAGCGGCCGCCCTTTGCAACCCGCGCCTTGCCCTCATCGGTATCAACTTCAATTGTCAATCCAGCCGCGTCCCTAAAAATTTCCTTCATGGCCATTTTCTCTTCTCCGTTCGGGGCGGCATCGCGCCCCGGTCAGGGTTTGGGCGGGGTCCGTTTCCCCGCTTGCAAGAAAAATATAGTGAGAATTGAAATTTATTGCAAGATAAATTTCAATAAGCTCAGAATATTTTATTAATTATTTTAATATATTACTATTTTTTATGGGGGGTATGCAGGATGATGGTCCTTTGGTCATCCCTCCGGCCACACCACGGCCGCCTCGGCCGCTGCCACGCCGGCGGCGTCGGTGGCGGCGTTGACCGCCAGCTTGCCTTTCCGCCTGGCTTCCTTGATGGCGGCCAACGCGGTCTTGCTCGTACCCACGTCGGTCATGATGGCCGTGGCCACGGCGGTCAGCGTGACGGCTCCTGCCGTAGCGACCAGCGCCGCCTGTTCGGCCAGCAAAAACGGATAGTCCGTATCTGTCGGCGTTTTCCCTGCCGACATGAGCGCCAGATAGTTCAATGCCTCGGCATGGGTCAGATAGTATTCCGCCGCCTGCCCGCTCCCCGGCGTCAGCACGGTTTGCCGCAGCACCTCGGCTTTGGCGTCGATGCGGGAGCAGGCGGCGGATTTGAGATACGGGAGTGGATCGTAGGAGTCAATAGCGGCGGAGAGTTGTGCCTGTTGTGCGTCCGTTAGATCATCTTTCCCGTAGATAGTACCGTCCGCGCAGACAGAGATTGGTAATCCAGTGAACCCGTTATTCCGAAGATGGTTGTGCAGATATGTATAGTCCATTGCTTCCTCTTAGATATTAATAATTCCAGATATCCGAGATGCCCACGAAAAAAGTGTAGACGCTGTAGAGTTAGATGTTTTCCCCTTTAAAACGGCGACGTGATACCCATCGGATGGCACATAGTTTGCGAAATTATGGAGAGGATGCCAGGTTCTTTCGTCGCTCGCCGTAAGATTCATATACGAGGGATAATCGACCTGTATACTGTCAACAAATATATAACAAGCGACTTCTGTTGATCCTGAAGTGTAATTTTTAGATACCTCGCAATCTACAGTAATTGGGATAATATCGTCGCTCCATGAAAGGAACTCTACAGAAGGGCCAATCGACACCGGGGAGCCTGATACTAGCGTAGCGTCAGAGCCGATAATTGTTATACAATTCCGCTTCCGACGATTATAAAACGAGGCAACAAATCGTTGTGTAGCAGAATCAACCCACGCACCATTCGCATCCGTTCGCGCCATGCCGACTAAGGTTTTGGTCGCATCGCCAGTCATCACTTTGATGCCGTTTGCCGTGGCTGGCGCAGTCGTCGAATAGAGTAATGCTGGAGAACCGCTAGGATATGCAGCATAGATGTAGTATGTTGTGTTGGCGACGCCTGGGGCAGCCAACGAAACGCCGGCATCGGGGATAATATGGTTTTTGCCGTCGATATGCAGACGATTCCCGCTTTGCGGCGACAATAGCAGAGACGATCCGCTTAAATCCAGGCGACAATCAAAGCGCGGCGCAAAAATGAGCCCCCCGTCCGCCGGTCCGGTATGCCCGTGGTTGGCCAGGGAGGACGGGTTGTCGTTGCCGTGGAGCACGTCGGTCAGATTGGCCGTCAGGCTGCCCGCGTCCAGGGCCAGGGACACCGTGGTCAGGTCGGTGCCGCTGGCATGACTCGACGCCGTGACAGTGCCCGTAAAAATGCCGTCCGCGCCGCAATCGGCCCGGACGCGCACACCGGCTGCAAACTCGGCCGTGCGGTCGGTGGAGACAGTAAAAGTCGTGGCGGAAACGTAACTAGCTGCTATGGGTTCGGTTTCCATCTCAATATCCTTTGAATTCCCACCAGATATCAGTCGTCGCATTGTTTACCGTCCTGATGACGGCGGCGGTGGTCGAGTAGGTTTTCACCCCGACCTGGAAGGCATACGTGTCCCCTCCGGAACCTCTGGTGCAATGGATGTTGACGGATAACGGCAGGTTCTTGAAGGGCTTCAAGTACGTCAAGGTCGATTCCGTGGAGTCCGCGATGCCGGTCAGCCTGCCCCCCTGTTCGATCCAGCCGTCGGCGTAGACGCGATACCACGAGGTGCCATTGACATAGCTTTCGACGATCCGCCGCTCGTAAAGCCAATGGCTGCCATCGTAGACAAAGGCAATTCGGGAGCCCGCCGGGAAATAGGCCGGATGGGTCGCGCCCACGGCCTGCCCCCCGGCGTCATAGAGAGGGATGTCGCCGGTGGCATTGACGTTGAGTGTGACAGCGTCGGCAACGGTATTTTCATTGACAAACAGCACGGAGACGCACGCCCCCGTCTGCAGCGCAAAGCCGGAGAGCGCGGCAACCTTGGCCGCCGCATCCGACGCACTGGAGCACGTGGCGAACTGCGTGCCCGACGCGATCAGCCCCCCGTCCGCCGGGCCGGTATGCCCGTGCGTGGGAAGCGAATCCGCCGTGTCGTTGCCGTGATCGAAACCGATGAGGTTGCTGGTCAGACCGGCCCCGGACAGGACGATCGTGGTGGTCGGGTCGCTGTAGCTGACGTCCGAAACCACCCCGTATTTGTACCCTTCCGCGCCGCAGTCGGCCCGGATTTTCGTGCCCACGGCGCACTGGTCCCGCAGATCCGTGTTGCCCTTGGCGTCCGTGGTGGCGGAAAGCGTCGTGGCGTCGATATAGGTGGCGGCAATGCTCATGGCTCCCCCCTTAGGCGTACAGCGGCCGGACGGTCAGCGTCCCGACCTCGCCGGGGCCGGTCCAGTCGCCCAACGTCAGAAACGCGTGAATTTTATACGGGCCCGGTTCGGAAAGGTCGCCGGTTTTGGTGGCGTATTTGATGCCCCGCACCGTGCCGTCGATGACGCAGGTGGCCACGCCATCGGCCGCCGTGCGCACGATCTCCACGCCGCTCGGTTTGCGGATGCGAAAGGCAATCCCCGTCGCGCCGGAAACGTCCTGCTGGCAGTCCGCCACAACCAGAAACCCAATGGTATCGACATACGGTTTGTCCATGACCTGTCCTATGTCTGCTCGACTGTAATTTTCGTTTTGAATCGCGCTGTTTGCGGCATTGGGGCGTTATACCGAAGCGTCTCGGGCAACGGAGCGCGCAGCATGGCCGTAAGGACCGGGGAAGCATCAAAACGCATACCAACCGGCAGCGGCGCCACGAATCGATCCGTCACGGCCAGCGACGAGACATACCGCCAGACCTCGTATTTTCCCGTGCCGACCGACGCCAGCCCCTGGAGCGCAAGCGTCAGCGCGGCCGCCGCTCCCGGGGCGACGGTTGCGACCGTTGCCGTCGCCGGCTGGACTCCAAATATAAGGTTGTGGACAGGGGCCGCTCTATCGACCCGTGGCGCCCCCAATGCCGCCCCGAGGCGAAGCGCGGCTGCGGCCGTCTCCGGCCGGGCAACGGAAAAGCTGCTCGTGCCGGGGGCTCCGGCGGAGAGCACCAGGAAGACGCCGGCAGCAACGATGTTGACGGCAGGCGCCCCGTTGGCCGCCTGCGCCGCCAGGGCGCAATCCACGGCATCCAGCGAAGCCACGCAACCGCATGTCGCGCCGGCCGGCAGCGCCGTCGCCCGCAATCCGGCCGTTGTCACGGCGCAATCCGCCCGGTTCCCTGCCGCAATACCCGCGCCCAGGACGGCCAGCGTCAGGCCGGTTGCGGCAACATCCGCCATTGTCGCAGGAACCGCCGTGGGATTCCCGGCAGAGATCGCGCATGCCACCGTTCCGACGGCCGCCACGATGGCATCGGTTGTCGTCACCGCAAGCGGAGGGGCGGTTATGGTTATGGGTTCCGCTCGTGCAGGCGCGACGCAGAACGGTCGGGCCGAGGCGGTACCCGGCGAGAGGGCTGTCTGGGCAACCGGCGCGACCGCGTCGGACACCGGGACAGCCGTTGCCGTCGCCGGCGAGATCCCGGCCGCGACGCCGGACCCCGCGCCAACGGTCCTGGCTCCTGCGGCAGCCGTGGCGGCATCGAGGTACAACGTGGCCGTCGCCACCGAGGCAATCGTCACGCCGCCCGAAATGCCCGCCGTCGCCGGCAGTACGGTCAGGGAAAGCGCACAGACCGCCACGCCCGCCGCGACCTGTTCGGTGCCGGTATCGTTATCGGTCCAGCGGGCATCGTAGTCGAGCCAGGCAATCGCGAAATCCGTCCAGCGCGACAGGCGCGGGCCCATTGCGGCAATGGCCGCCGTCGCCGTTTGCGGCGAGGCGGAAAGCAGACTCGCCCCGGCGGGAGCCAGGGCAGTCGGAAACGCCTGGAGGGACAGCGACGAAAGGGCGCTTTCGACCGTGCCGGCTTGTGCCGTCACGAGCTGTTCGACCGTGGCCGCTCCGGCCGCCAGCGCCATGGCCGCCGCATCGGGGCAGGCCGAGGTGGCCGAAATGACCCCTACAGGTTGCGGTGAGATCGCCAGGCAGGCCGAAGTGCCGACGGGGACGGCCGCGACAACGGCCGTCCCCGTCGCGGACTGCGCTCCGAGCGAGGCATGGACCGTCGCCACGGCGCAATTGACCGCCCCCGCCCCCGTTGCCGGCAGGACGGTTGCGGTCAGGGCGGCGGCCGCCACGGCAAAGCCGGCCGAAACCGGCTCCCACGCCGCGTCGTAGCCGACCCAGGCGGTCTCGGCGTTCGTCCAGGCCACGGGCTAGCTCAAAACCAGGATGCCCGAGGCATTGAAATTGACCGCGAACGTGCCCGAGGTCACCCCCTTGTCCGCTCCGAAATCGAGCAGGCAGACCAGGGGATTGGCCTTGCCGTTGGCCGTGCCCAGCTTGTAGATCACGGCGTACCGGGCCGTGATGGTGGCCTCGGTCCAGGACGGATCACTGGCATCGAGGACGGCCGTGGTGCCGGAGGTGGTCCAGGTGGCGTTGGAGAGCCCCTTGCCGCCGGCCGTGTAGCCGGTGCCGGCCACTTCGCCCGAGAGGTCGGCAAACACCTCGTCGGTGGCGTCGGGGGTGTAGGCGTCCGTCAGCAGGGCGCACTTGAACGTATCGGCATCCATGTCGAAGGTGCCGTTGCCCAGGTTCGTCTTGAATTTCGTGTAGATCAGATCGGCCATGGGGAAGCTCCTCGCAAAGGTTTGGCCGCCCGCCGTTCCCTTGCGCCCGCCGCTTCCCGGTCGCGTCAATCCTACTCCACCCTCCGACGCGGCATCAATCCCAAATTTCGCCGGCCGTACGCCGGGCCCGGCTCGGCTCCATGTCCTCGGCCGGGATCGTGGCCGCCGGCGCGGGAATGTTCGGTTGCGGCCCCGGCTGCGACCGTGTCGCCGCGTCGCCGATGACAGTCCGGACCTGCTCCGCCAACGGTCCGCCCACCTGCGCCGCCCGATCCATCAACCGCGCCTCCCGGGCCTGGAGCAGGGCCAGCCGCTGCCGCTTTTTCTCGTCGGGGAGTTGCATACGCTTTACCCGGGTCATTTCGGCCCGCACCTCGCGCACCGCCGCCACCTGCCGTTCCAGGAGCGGCAGCTTCACGGCCGATCGCAGGCTGTTCGCCGCGTCGTACTGGCCGGCCTCTTTCAGGGCGTCGAACCGTTCCCGGGCCAGCGTGTAGGCCTGGGCCACCGCGTAGAAGGGATGCAGCGAATTTTCGAGTTCCGCGTCCTCGGTCAGCTTCGGCTCCTTGAACGCCTCGGGCGGCCGAGCAGCCCGCGCCACGCGGTTGGCCGCCTCGACCGCCCAGTTGGCGTTGAACAGCGGCGGCGCCTGCCGTTTGGTCAGGCCGTTTTCGGCAATCGTCTGCCGCACCCGGGCGTTGTAGTCCTTCACCCGGCCGATGAAAGCGGCCTTCTGCGCGTCGGTGAGCGATCCCTTTTTCACGGCCCGGGAATAGTCGTCGAGAATGCCCTGATGCTCCCGGGAATAGTCCCCCTTCCAGTTCGGCGGCGTTACCTTGACCAGCCGCATACCGGCCGCCTGGCCGACGGCGGTCGCCGGGTCGAGTTCCCCGACGCCGGCCTTGTAGAGATCCGCCACCTGCACCGGCGCATTGCCGAGGATCGAATTGACCAGGGTGGCCGGCAACCGGCTGAAAAACGGCTCTTTCGGCGCGAAGTGGTTCGCCGCCACCGTCTTGCCGGTGGTGGCGAATTCCCCCACTCCGGTGAACGGCCGGTCCGCATAGTCGGTGCCGGTCATGAAGTTCGCGCCCCAGCGCACCAGCGGCGCGGCCTTGGCCTTCATGGTCAGATCCGGGGCCGTGGCCAGCTTGAGCGGGTCCAGGTAATGCACCGGCAGGGTCAGGGTCCGGTGCTCCTTGCCCAGGTCGATGCCGATCATCCGGTAGAGCGGATCGAGCATGACGCCGGTCCAGTTGAGTCGCCGGGCCTGTTCCCAATCAGTAAAGGAATCCTTGTAGAACTTGACCAGGTTTTCCCGGTCCTTGTGCGTCCAGCAGTTGAGCAGCAGATTGGCCGCCGCCGTGGCCGCCACGGTCCGGAACAGCACCCGGGCCCACAGTCCTCGGGCCTGTTCGGGAACGCCGGCCGGGGAGGGGATGCCGCCGAGCACACGATCGATGGCTTTGTTCAGCCGGTCGCCGGGCACCATGGCGAAGAAGTTGCGGAAATTGGATTCCGTCCAGTCGGGGGCCAGCAGGAACAGCCGGGCCAGGTTCTGCACCGTCGGATTGCGCCCCATGCGCCGGTAATTGAGGCCGCCGAAGTTCTCGTTGATGTTGCGGGCCACGGCGGCGGCCAGGGCTTCGGGCGTCCGTTCGGGGTGGGCCTTCAGGGCCTGGGCGTATTCCAGCTGAAAGGCTCTGGCCTTCATGCCGGTGATGAACTGGCCGAACAGGTACTGTTCCCCGGCCTTTTGCAACTGCACGCCCGTTTCCGCCACATCGCCCAGCCCGGCGGCGCGAAGCCCGCGTTCGATCCAGCCCCGGCCGCGCGAAATCTCGCCCCAGTCCTGTTTCACGTCGAGGACAAGCCCGTGCTGCACGCCGAGGCGGACGGTCGGATCATCGTTTTCGATGGCCTCGTTGCCCTTCCGGGACGCCGTGATCGGGTTCCACTCGCCGCCGTGGTTGACGCCGAGCATCCACGACGACGATTCGGAAATGTGGTGGAACAGCGACAGCGTCAGGATGGTCCGCTTCATGCGGCCATTGGCGTCCATGAGCGCCCGCAGACCCGGCACCTTGCCGGTGAAATTGTCCACGGCCGTCATCTTGTTCAGGACGTCGGCCACGTCCGCCTGGGCGTAGAGCGGCACCTTCTCCAGAACATCGGTCGCTTTGACGCCGCGCGGCAGATCCTTCGGCGGTGTCATGAACACCTTCCGTCCCTGATTGGTCACCTCCATGCCGGGCTCCCGGGAAACGGCGCTTTTGACATCTCCTGACCAGCGCCAGACCTGGAAGTTCGGATCGTCGAGCTTCACGTAACCGTCACGTTTTTCCGTGGTCACCAGCGGCGTGCCGTCCTCGTCTGTGATCTTTTTCAGCTCGTTGACGGTCTTTTTCGTGGCCTCGATGCGGCCGATCTCCCGGCTGATCTGCTCCAGGGACTGCGACACGCCCTTGATGCGCGGATCGTAGCCCTTCATGATGCCGTCCAGGATGGTGGGCAGGCTGCGCTGCATGGACGCCGTGGTGAAGCTCTTGAGGCCCGTTCCGGCCAGCCCCGGCAACCGTGCATCCTTGCCCGGATCGATATCCCAGGCCCGGCGCACGTAGTTTTCGATGGGCGCAGAAATGACGCCGATCATCTTGGCCCGGTAGCCGACGTCCTTGAAGGCCTGGTCCAGCACCGTATCCGCGTACTGTTTTTCCTCGGGCGAAAGCTGCTCCATGCGCTCGACCGCCGGCAGCCATTCCCTGGCCGCCAGCTTGTCCTGGGTCGAGACCTTGGGATCGGCCTGCACCCCGGCCGCCCAGTCCTTGAACTCGGGCACCGCCTCGGGCCGGATCTTGCTGTCGCGATAGATCATGAGCGCCTTATCGAGTAGCCGCGCTTCCGGCGAATCCTTGGCATCGGTCACGGCTACGCCGAAACCGGCCGCCTCGCGCCCGCCGCCGACCATGCGCCGGATGTCGCGGATGGTGCGCCGCCCGGCCAGACTGGCGTCATAGTTCGCCTCTTCCAAACGCGACAGCATGCCATTGCCGTAGCGCACGGGATCGGCCGCCGGGTCCAGATCGCGATCCACGCCCTGGGCCCAGCGCCGGACATGGTCGAGCACGCCGCTCTTGTCCGCTGCGGCGTCGCGTTCCTCCTCGGAGATGCGACGGAAGCGGAAGGGATTGTCGTCCCGGGCAAAGGCCGGCGCGGCCGCGCCAAAGCCCGGCGTCGCCGCTTCCGGCGCACCCACGAAGGAGAGTCCCTTGCCCTCGGCCCAGTCGTCGGCCCGGGCCAGCATCTGGCGCAGCTCGGCCTTGGTCAGTTTCAGGTCCGGGAAGACCGTCCGCACCCACTCGGCCATCTTGGCGATGACCTTGTCCACCAGCCGGTGCGCCGTGCCTTCCCGGGCCCAGGACGCAATGATCTCCTCGGCCGCTTCGGCCCGGTTGGCCGGCGTCGCGTCCATGCCGTTACGTTCCAGCCATTTCCCGACCGGGTTGGGAATGGAGCGCGAGGCCTGCTCGAACCAGGATTCACGGGCGTCGGCCCCGCCGAAAATCGTATCGAAGCCGGCGTGTCGCCCTTCGTGGCGCAGAAGAAAATCCAGATAGCCGCGCTGGGCCGCCTTGGCGTCCGGGATATTGGCGGCCACGAAGGCGATGCGGCCGGTATCCGGATCGTAGACGCCGCGAAACTGCCCGGACAGGCCGGCCTCTTCGATGCCTTGGCGCAGGTTCGCCGGCATGTCGGCCTCGGTCGGATAGAGATCCACCTTGCCGCCCGCGCCGGGCAGCTTGTCCATGGCCGGCCTGAGTGCCTCGCGCAGCGCCGGGGCATCCAGGCCGGCGTCCGTCGGCGCGCCGCGCCGGAACAGCGGCTGGCCCTCGGACAGCACCGATTCCCGCATGGCCGGGGTGATGTCGATGGACCACACCTCATGCGCCGTGCCGTTATACTGGGCGTCATGTATGCGATCTTCCTGGTCCTGTCGGCCGGCATCCCAATAGTCTGCCTGATACTCCTGCCAAGCCTCTTCCTTGGCCTCAGCCTCGGTCATGCCGTCAGGAAGTTCTCGCGTCCAGTCCGCACGCAAATCCGAATGTGGGCGATTCCAATCCTCTTCGAATCGCTCCCTGGCCATGGCGTCGGCATCACCGACAGGCTTTTCGAAGATTTCGTCCTTCCCGACCTTCGCGCCCCACTTCTTGACGTACTTGCCGACCTCGGCCGGCAGGATCTTGTCGTAGAACCCGGACATGCCTTCGCCGCCGACCTTGAGGTCGAGACCGCTGTAATCGGCATCTTTCCCGGCATCTATATCACCAAGAGCTTTCTGCGCCATTTCCTTGCCGATGATATCGGAAAGGTTGTCACGAGTGGCATGTTGCAGCAATTTACCATTCGCATAGACAGTAAATTTTCCCGTACCATCCTTGAGCGGCCGGACTTCCAGGCTTTGAATTTTCTTGCTCAGGTCATACCGCTCGGCCTGCTGCTTGCCGGTGGTCCAGGTAATCTTGTCGTAGCCGTTCTCGGCCGCGTAGCGGAGCATCCGCTTCATGGCCAGCATGGGCCAGGAAGTCTTGAACGGGGCGTCGGGAACGGGGCCACTATTGGTTGTGCCACCAGGGAATGTATCCCAGCCCGGCTTCTCTTCCTGGGGCATCTCGGCTTGATAGCCATTCTTCCGTCCCTGCTGGTGCCAATCACTCTGCACCTCTTCGATATGGAGAATCTTTTCCCCATCCGGGCCGGTGCGGTCATCGAAACGGACATGGGCCAGGACGTTCGGCTCGTCCCAGTGAGGGGAGCTGTAGTTATCTTCCCCGTTCATTATTACAGGGCGAACCTCAAAATCAGCCGGCCACTCATTCCATGATATGTACTCGGCAGCTTCCCGAACTGTTTTAAAGTCTGGTGAAATGACGCGCTCCCCGCCTGGCCTGAAAATTCCAAATCCAGACGCCTTTTTCGCCGGCAACGTCAACAACATTTCCCGATAGTTCTCACCACCGGGTGTCTTATATTGCTTAAATTTTGTATCATCACCCTGGGCTCGTTGATATCTTTCATTCAAATAATTGTAGGCGTCTTCTCGCGTATCAAAGGAACTCCGCATTCCGGAAGGATCGGTCGCCAGAACGCGACCATTTTGCAGTTGCTCCATGCGATAGCCGGGGGCCAGTTCCTGCGGATCAAGCGTTCGTGGCGCACCCTGCATCACTTCCTGCAGCTCAACCTGATTTTCCCGCAGATAATCCAGCACGTCCTGCTTGGCGAGCTTCTCGCCCTTGTGTTCGGCCAGCCAGTCGCGCAGGCCGGACCAGTCCAGCTCTTCCTTCTTGAAGTCGCCGCGCCGGGCCATGTTGTCGATCATGGCCATGAGCTGGCCGCCCGGTCCCTTGCCCGGCAGCTTGGCTTCCAGCACCTTGCCCATCTGCGAATAGAAACCGGGGACTCTTCCGTCCTCGTCTTCGTTGGCCCGCCGGAACCGCCCGGTGATGTCGATATGCTTGTCCGCATAGGTGACGATGTTATGCGAGCCGTCGCCTGCGCCGCGAGAGCCCGCGTCAAGGTACTGGTGCCCGGGGATGCCGATGGAATCGAGGTATTGCGAGGCGGCCTTGGCAGACCCCAATTCTCTTGAAAGTTTTTCGTATACCATTTCCCCTGTTGGTATAGTCATGGTATTGATGAAATTCGCTGTATCTATTGCCTCTTTTTCTGATTTAAACACTCGGCGTTTGTATCCATACTTATTGTCTGTTTGTTCTACCGCAAAGCAACCCTTCTTTTTACTTGGAACGACGCTGACTAAATTGTCTGGTTCAGTCTGAAAGCCTAATTTGTTTAATTTTTCTTTGACAGATTCAGGCTGTTCATTAAGTTGCTTTTCCCAATCAAGTAACTTGTCGGGATCAGGCACTTCGAGTTGGTAGAGTTGACTGTTTTTTTTAACTTTGAAATCATCATATCTTGTTTGGACAAGATCGTACACATCACGGTAAAAGTCAGGGGGGCCCAACCTCATATCAGACAATGCCTGCTCATATCGATTTCTCGCTGAAGTTACCGCGTCATCTTTGCTCCGGTTGGAATATACTTCGTAAGCCGCTAATTTTTTAACTTCGTTATTATAAACATCTGGAACAACATCTTTCCCTATATCAGGGCTCCAGCCGAAACCGCCCTTATCAAAATCAAAACTTATCCCATCTATAGAGACGTTCTTCCCTTTCGTTATCTTGTCACGATACCACTCCGCCGTCCCTCTTTTTTGCGCCGAATAATGCCCCCACCCATACGCCCCGGAGTAGTCGTTCTCCGTCTCTTTCCGGCCACCTTCTCCCGTACCGAGGTAGGCGTCGTCCATGCGCTCGATGCCGCGAGTCGGGGAGCCCTGCCAGGTCCGCTGAAAGCGCAATCCCGGTTTCCCTTCGCCATCCGTGGTGAAGCTCGCCCGGAACGCCTCGCCCGGCCCCTTGACCGGCACGCCGGCCAGCACGCCCTGGTCCGGCTTCGAGGCGCGGGCATAGCTGGCGTAGCGTTCCCAGGCCTTCTCGAACTGCCTGGGGCCCATTTTCTGCAGGGCATAGGCCATGGCCCGCACGGCCGGGTTGTCCTTGGCCGCGTCCGGCACCAGCGATCCCTGGCCGAAATAGGTGTCCAGCCGGTCATGGCCGGAGGCCTGGAAGCGGTTCAGCTGGTCCACGGCCTGGCGCAGCACGTCGGTCAGATCCCACTTGCCGCCCCGGGCCTGCACCACGGCCACATGCGGCAAGGCCCGGTCGATTTTTTGCAATATGGCCGGCTTGGCCGCCGCCAGCACGTCGCCGTCCGGCACGGCCCGGCCGCGCAGCACGTTTTCCACCAGCCGCTTGCCGTCCTCGTTCAAAAGCCCGGTCCGGGCATCCGTCAGCCGGGCCAGCTGGGTCCGTTCCAGCACGCCGTCCGCTTCCAGGTGGTCGATGAGCGCGCGCGAGGCCGGATTGCCCATGTATTCGCGCAACGTGTCGAACCGCTCCAGTCCGGCCGACAGGGAGGAGAGCGTGGACGGCGAGACCATCCGGCCGCGCGACACGCCTTCGGCCTTGACGTCCAGTCCCTGCATGGACGTCTGGTTGTAGAGCCGCGACAGCCGGGCCATGCCGCCCTGGTCCGGCTGGGCGTCGAGCGTCCGGACCAGCACCGGCTCCTTGAACCCGTCCACGGCCTGGGGATCGAGACCGAAGGACGCCGCCTTGGCCTTCAAGTCCTGCCGGTACGCTTCCGCCTTCTCGGGATGCTCGGCATAGGCCAGTTGCAGGCTCATGGTCCGGGAGTTGCCGCCCAGCACGTGGCCGGCGGCCGTGACCACGGGAGGCCCGTTCACGGCGTCGGGATTGTCGGTGATGAGATAACGCGGGTCCAGATCGGCCGCGTTGCGGGTGACTTTCTGCTGTTCGCCCTGGTCGGAGTGGTAGGGCCGCTCCTGGACGGATTTCGGATAGTCGGGGTTCTTGGCGAAATTCCTGCCGACATCATGGGAGGGAATGAGGTCGGACGCCTCCCGGATCTCGTACCGGGCCGCGTCCGCGCCGCCTTCGCGGGCAACGGCTACTGCGGCACCGACGGCACGTCGCTGGCTTCCGGCGGCTCCTGCAGGGCCGCTATCGCCTTGAGCACCTGGAAGCCCGTTTCCGGGTCGTTCCAGTTCATCGCTTCCAGCGTGGGCAATTGCAGATTCGAAATCGGCTGGGGCGACGGTTCCGTTACCGCCGACTTCTTCGGCACCACTCTGGCCGGCCCCGTTACTTTGGCCCCCGTTCGCCTGATCCAGGCCATGGCGTCGTCCGGGCTCATGGCCTCGCTCGGCGGCGAGTCCAGCGGCGCGGCGCTGCCTTTTGTCTTCGTAGAGTCGGCCATCGGCTTCGCTCCTGTTGGCTCCTATTCCCGCGCTGAAGGAGAGGTCTATCGTGACCGGCCCCTTGTCCGTGGGAATCTGTATGCTGTTGTTATCAGACCAGGACCGAGCATCGTCAAGCGCTTTGGCTAATTTTTCCGGTTGATCGGCAAGAAGTGTGATCTCGTCGCCGCCGGTCCGGTAGGCATCCACGCCATGTTTGGCCGCCATGTCCTGGAAGACCTTCCCCACCTCACCCAAAAAAGTATCGCCGGCAGGATGCCCATAGGTGTCATTGACGAACTTCATGCCGTCCAGGTCGATGGCGGCGTGGGGCACCTGGGTATCGGGCTGGAAATTCACCCGCTCGTCGTAGGCGTTCTTGTTGCCCAGGCCGGTCAACTGGTCCGTGAAATGGGCCGCCTGCTTTTCGGCGTCGGACATATCGGCCCAGCGTCGGCGCGACACCTGGTCGATACGGCGATCCGGGGAAGGCCGGGCCGTTACCGGCCCGATTTGTTGCCCTGCCGTTTCGGTCGGTCCGAATTCGGCCCCACCGGGTTGTCCGGATGCCGGCTGTTGTAGATCGCCGCCGCCGCGGCCTCCGCTTCCTTGCGGCTCTTGCCCTGTTGCATGAGCTTGTCCCTGATCGTTTCGTACTGCTGCGGCATTGTTCTCTCCTTGCGGTTGTGCGTTTTCGACCGCCGGCTGTTCGCCGGCTTCGGCGAGCGGCGTTTCCTGCGCCGGCTGGGCTTCCTGCCTCTGAATCGGCGCGGCCGGCGGGATCGGTTCCGGCGCTGCTCCGGCTTCGGCGAGCGGCGTTTCCATGGCCTCGGGAGCCGGGGCGAACGCGGTTTCCGGCTGCGTCTGCTCCTGGCGTTTTTGCAGAAGCTGCTCGACCAGGTCGTCCCGCTTGATGCGCGTCGGCCGCTCGATGCCGACCGATGCCGCCAGATCGTTCAGGTCGGTCTTGGCCAGCCCGGTCAGATCCTCGGGAATGGCCGGAGCCGGTGCCTCTTCGCCGGAAGGGATGACCACCGGCTGGCCGGCCTTGGCTGCGGCTACCTGTTCGGCCCCGGTCGGTGCCGGGGCAACCGGCGGTTCCGCCCCGGCCGGCGCGGCCGGAGGGTTGGCCGGCGGTTGTTCCGTCGGCGCGGGCTGCTCCGCCTCAAGTTCGTTCAGCGGAAAGCCCCGCGCCTCGTTTTGCCGCCGCAGCTGCTCGGCGTTGAGTTCCAGCAACGGCTGATAGAGCCGCTTGTCGCCGCCCTGATAGAGCTGATCAGCCTGATTGTAGACGGCCGCCAGATCCGCGTCGGACAGGTTGCCCAGCTCGCCGTTTTTCACGGTATCCTGGAGCGCCCCGACATAGGCGTCGGCAAATTCACCGGCGGCCCGGCGTCCCTCCACCACGGCATCCGGCGTATGCGCCCAGTTCCAGGCCGCGCCCGCCCCCAGCCCGGCCCCGTGCATCAGGCCGGCCCCCAGGGCGTTGCCGATATAACCCTCGTACATTTTCGACAACAGGCCGGGTTGGACATTGCCCTGGGCATCGGTCGTATCGGTCCAACGCGCGCCGGCAGCCTTGACGGCATCCGACAGGGTCATGTCGGGATTTTTTGCCCAGGTCTCGGACACGTCCTGGGGCAGGGTGGACAGCGCGCCGACGACGCCGGCCGAGTTCGCGCCGGCCACGGCCTGGCCGATCTTCATGCCGAGCGGGTTGGCGCCGAAGGCCCGACCGAGCACGCGCAGGTTGAACAGGTTCGAGGCGGCGAAAAGCGGCGCTTCGACAAGCGCGCTGCTCGTGGCGGCCTGGGCGGCCCGTTCCTCGGGCACGCCCTCGTTTTTGAGCTGCTGGTACTGGCCGCCGGCAATCTGTGCGTAGGTCATGCCCAGGCCCAAGCCGGGGTTGAGCATGGCGGCGCCCATGGACGGCGCGAACTCCGCCAGACCGCGCATGGCGCTTTCCACCCGTCCGGACGAACGGCCGGAAAAGGCCGGGTTCTCGGGCAAGACCGCGTTCAGGCCCTGGCCGGTTTCCTGCCAGGACTGTTTCTGCCCCTGGCTCCATTCCGTGCCGGCCTGCCGGATGGCCGGCTCGTAGTCCATGCCGCCGCTGGTCAGCTCGTCCACCCGGTGGGCGAACGGCACGGCGCCCTGCTGATACCAGCTGACGACGTCGTTGCCGGGGTTCTGGAAAAACGACGTGTCGAGAACCTTGTTGGCCTCGCCGGCGGCTGGAATCTGTTTGAGGCCGCCCTTGAGTCCTTCCCACAGACCGCCGGCATAGCGGGCCAGGGTCGGCCTGGGCTGGCCATTGGCGTCGGTCTCGTTCATGCCGCCGCGAATAAATTGCGCGTAGGCCGGCTCCTCGGGCGGCGGCGTGCCGGGAGCCCGAGGCTTCACGGCCCCGACATAATTCTCGACAAGGCCCGGCGCGCCGATGGTCCGCAAAACATCCCCCAAGCCGAATCCGGACGAAGGCGCCGGTTGCGGCGCCGTGCCGGCTTCCTTGGCCAGCTGGTCCGTGAGTCCTTCCTTCTGGGAAAAATCGTCGAAGCTGACGCCGGCAGACGGCGCGCCGGACCGCTGGTACAGATCCTGGGCCACATCGGCAAGACCGGCGTCCTTGCCGTAATACTCCGCATTATCGGAGCGGTACTTGGCGAGATCGACTGGCATGGATTACATCCCCGAGTTGCCGTAACGGTTCGGATTGAGGCCCAGGCCATAGCCGGCGTTCGGCGTCCCGGCTTCGGTCGCATAGCTGCCCAGTCCGTTCGGCAAGGCCGGCGGCGTTTTGGCCTGCTGTTGCAAATTGAGATAATCCAGTCCTGATTGGTTTTTGGCATACGGCACGATATTGCCCATCTCGTCACGGATGGCCCCGAACTCCGGCGAGGTGGCCGCCGTCACCCGGGCGTTGGCATAGGCCAGATGCGACTGGAGTCCGTAGTTCCCGGTAATGTCGGCCACATTGGCCGCCCCCTGGTTGAGCAGGTTGCGTTCCTGCAACCCGCCGGCCACCCGGGCGTTCTCCATATCCATGGCTCCCTGGTTCATGAGCCCCTGTCGGGCCAGGGCGGCCTGGTTGGCCTGGTCATGGATCTGCGGCTGCTGCTGCACGCTCTGCGTATTGGCCTGGGCGTTCGTCGTGTTCGCATCGGCGTTCTGCTGTAAAATCTCGTATTTTTTCCGCATCAGTTCGTTGAAATCGGGACCGAGACTCATATTGCCTCCCTTGCGTTAGGCGCTTTCGGACTGACTGTAGTTGTAATTTTGGTTGAAGCTGTTCGAATTGCTTGTGCTGCCGCTGAATCCGACGCTGGCCGTGGCGTGGCGCGACCCAAGCGCCGAGGCGGCCAGCTGCGCCGCCGTCGCGGCACAGGCCTGGAGCGCCTGTTCGGACAGCGATCCCTTGACCCGGGCGTATTCCAGCGCCACCTTGGCCTGTTCCACGAATGTGCTGGCCAGGGTGGCCCACTCCTGCACCTGGAGCGCCGCCAGCCCGCGCCGAGATTCGTTCTCGGCCGCCGTGCCGCGCACGGACGCGTCATAGAGCTGCACCTGGGCTGTGGCTGTTTTCAGGGAGGCGTCCACCTGGGCAATGAGCCGTTGCAGCTCGACTTTCGTCCCTTCCAGCCCGGCCTGATAGAGTGCGATCGAACCCTTGTTTCGGGCATCCACAATCTGGGCCTTGGTCGCGCCGATGTCGGCCGCGACCTTTTGCGCGCCGACTTCGGTGGCATAGACGCCGGCTTGGGCCTGATACAGTTCGACCTTTGTTTTTTGGGCGGCGATCTGCTGCGCCCAGGCGTTGTAGCGGGCCACCATGGCGTTGGTCTGGGCGACGAACGCATCCACCTTGGCCTTGAACGCGTCGATTTTTTTTGTTTGCGCCTCGATCTTGGCCAGCGCCCCCTGTATCTGCGCCTTGAACACCTCGACCCGGGTCATCTGCGCCTGGCATTCGGCCACGTACACGTCCACGTCCTGCTTGCGCAGGTCGCCGCGCACCCTGGCCGTTTCCAGCTGCACCTTCCGGTCTTCCAGAACCGTATTGACGGCCCGGAGCTTGACTTCGTAGGCCGTCGTATCGGCCTGATAGCGGGCGAGCTGGAGGTTGTGGACGGCGATCTGCGTGTCCACCATGCGGTAGCCGAACTCGGCCGTGGCCTTGGCCGATTCCAATGCCCTGTCCTGGGCTTTGTTGTAGGCATCCAGCCGCAGGCCCACGGCGGAAATGCCGTGCTCGATCAGGAACTCGAAATGCTGGACGGTCAGCTCGCACTGCTTGCCGACCACCTGGGCCACGCGTTCGTTGACGGTATCGCTGTAGCGCCATTGCGCCTGCTGCTCCCGGTCCGCATCGGCCCCGGTCGGACCGTCCAGGCCCCGGGCCGCCCAGCCGTCGCGGATGGCGGCCAGTTCGATCCGCAGCGTCCGGGCCGCCTCGGACCGCACCTGTTCGATATAGGCCGCGATGCCGGCAATGGCCGCGATGTTGCCGCCGGACAGGAGCCCGTCGTAGATCTGCTGCTCGACGGTCTGCTGCAGGTCGGAGGCCCATTCCCCTGCCTGGTAGACGAACAGCTTGCCGGGCATGTCGATGGTCACGTCCGGCCGTTCGGCGTCCGAAACCGGCAGCGCCAGATCGGTGAAGGTCGGCACCGTCACGGCGGAAAGTGTCGGCGGGTCCGGCAGCACGATGTCGGGATCGTTGGGCAGGCTGACGTCGTCCATGTTCGGGGCCGTGCCCGGGTCTGCCGGCTCCGTGACGTGCGGCATGTCGGGGAGGACGATGTTCGGGGCCGTCGCGGTAAAGGCGGGGATCGGCACGTCCGGCACGTCGATGCGGTCCAGCGTCGGCGCGTTCCCGATTGCGACCGTTCCGAGCGTCGGCATGTTGACGCTCGGCGCACCAGGCATGCTCGCCATCGATGGCATATCGGGTTGCGACGGCGTCGAAATCACCGGGGAGGCAATGTTAATGGCATTGGCCAGCTGGCCGATCAGTGATTGCGCCTGGGAAAATGCCGAGGAAGCCTTGTTGCTGGCATCAAAAAACGCAGAATTAACCAGCGACGAAGCCGATCCTCCATCCAGATATCCGCTTGCCATGTCCTACCCCCTCCGCCGCAGCCCGAGCAAAATGGATCGGATCGTCACGCCGGTTACGGCCGCCGGGCCGGTGCCGGACAGCGTCCACTGCACCTCGCGGCCGGCCCCCTCGGAGCCGATGGCGAAATTGCCGCCGCCCAGCGCCTCGACCGCCGGCGACACCCCGGACTCATAGACCACGGCCAGCTCCACGCCGTCCGTGTCCGGGCCGGTGACGGTC